GATTAGGTACTAGATACCTAGGCCAAGCTGAACTAGAGTTATATGCAGTCCTAAATCTTCGATTAATAAATCTACTAATATCTGACTTTTCTGCTGCAGAAAATGTACCAACCCCTGCAAGAGATTGTATTAACAAATATGCATCTTGATATTTTTTATCTCGAGCTGGTGTTACTTCATAACTCATGCTTTGTTTGGACTAAGGTCTTTAAAGTTTTTATTAAAATATTGTAAAAATTCTTTGGACTTCACTTCTTCATCACCGTATGAACCTATCAATCTGAAGTATTCTCTGGCTGGCATTGTAGCTACACACTTTCCAAATATTGGATGAGTTTTACCTACGTGTTCTTTTGCTTCTAGCCGTGCTCTCTGTACTCGTTCTTCTTCAGTTCTACGTTCTATTTCAAAGCCGTTGATCAATTCCTTCATAAAGGCATCGTCAACTTCTCCGTCACAGATGTTTCTAGGTATATTCGTAATGATGTTAGGTGCTTCCATAAATAAAAGGCTGGGGGCCGAAGCCCCCGAACCTGAAATGTTTAGCTGACTTGACGACCAGCAAACTGGTCTACGTCTACAATGTTGAAGAAAATTTCAATGTCACCAGCTGTTAATAAATTAACATTAACGTCTGAAGTGAATAAGAAATCAATCGTATCATTAATTGCATAGACTTTGCCTTTGATTCCTAGCTCTGCATCTGCAGCACTTGGTCCATAAGCATTGCCACCAGTGAAGATAGACTCTGCATCAATGTATCCATCAGGATCTGATCCGTCTCCTACGTCAATAGTAACAGAAGTAGCAGAACCACCAGAGAAGGCAGTGTGCAACTTGTAGGCTACTGAACGAACTTGGTGCCCAGCATTAATGTCTAGGGTCAAAGTTTGTGTAGTGCCTGCTGTTGTTAAATCAGCAGTAGTGAAACGAATTGAATCGGTATAACCAGTTAGCTCCTGGATTGTTTTTCCATTTTTAAGTGCTTGTGTGCTCATAATTTTTTAATCCTTTCTATTAACTTCCTGTGATTTTACCGTGTGCTGCTGGGTGATATACACCTAGAGTCAATGAGCAATCAACGAATCCTCTTTCACCACCACCCATGTTAGGTAGACGTGTAGATCCCATAGGAATCAAGTCGTGGATACCGTAGTACTCTGGGTTGACTAAGTAACCTTCATCAAGGTTAGTTGTGTCATTAGAGCACTTAGGATTGCTGTTAACGATTGTTACTGTACCGAAGTCTGACTGATAGATCTCAACAGATAATTTAATTGTTGAGTTACCCATGTCAGTATTAACGTTACGAATAGACTCTGTACCTGAACCATCAGATCCATATGTAGCACCAAAACGTGCATAGTCAGAAATCTGAGTACGTAAGTTTGTGTCAGCAACAAGAGTTAAGTTCTGAGTAGAACCAATTTGCTCATATACTGAACGAATAAGTACATTGAACTCAGTCTCAGTAAGGTTAGCACCTGATGTGGTAGTTGAACTTCCTGGTGTTCGATAGTCCGTAGGAATATCTGAATCTGTACCACCGATCCAACGGCCTAAGCCACGTAATCTGTAAGGTTGACCAGCTCCATCTTCTGCTTTACGATCTTCACTAGATAGTAAAGTTTTCTCGATGTCACGTTTGATTTCACGTATAGCTTTAGCTTCTGCTTGAGCAAACTTAGCTGGCCCAACAGAATCAACTGCTTCTTGTAAATCTGATACCATGTAATCTCTACGGAATTTTTGTACGTAATTACCTAAACGTGCACGAGATGCAAATTTATCTGTAAATGCTGTGACATCAGCTCCTTCACTAATTCCTTCGTTTACAGGATCAGCCAATTTGTCCACTGTCCACTCAACAAAAGTGCTTGTAGCCTTTTGCTTAGAGGCAGAAGAAAGGACTGGAGTTTCTTCAGGTGCAAGGATTGTTAGGACATCCGTCAAATCCTCACGATTAGAAACTGCACTTCCTGGACCCGTTAAAGGGGTTTTGGTTGGTGTAAAACTGTCTGAAAATGACATAATTTTTTCTTTCTATTTATTTGTTATTGTGATTTTTGTAAGGTTCTGAGAGCTATGAAATCATTAATGTTGCCTGTATCTTTAAAACGTTGACTGACTTCTTTCTGTTTTACAGATGAAGTGGATGTTTTTCTTTCTGGACGTGCTGCAGTGCTACCCACTGATTTTGGTGGTGTAATCTCTGCTTTGTTATTACTAACGGGTTTACGTCCGTACATACTGTTTGCTGCATGAGCTAATATGTATGGCATTTGTGCACTAAGCTCAGGATTTGTTTCCCTTAAGTTATTCAACCTTTTGTCATTAAGCATAGCTTTATAGGCTTGAGTTGTTTTACTTTTGGTATCCTTGGCCCAATCAAACTCAGTCAAAACTTTTCTTTGAAAAGCTCTTGTGGTTTGTACAATACTATTTTGTTTTTGCAAATTAGCATATTGTGCTGGCACATATTTTTCTACTACGTCTCTGGACTGTCTTAATGTTTTTTTAACATCGGCCTTAGTGTACTCTTTACCATCTACCTCTGTGACTACGTCATGAGATTTATAGTCATCGTGCTCATCAAGTACTCCTTCAGCCCATTCAATTACTTCACGTGCTGAATCGTTGTGTTTTTTTAGTTCGTTAACATTTACAACTTTAGCTAATGGATTATTTTTAACAACAGGTGCTGATTTTTTATTTTCTTTCTTCAGTCCCTGCAGTTCTTTTTCCATTGCAGATAAACGTTCTTCTGCTTGTTTTCTACGAGCAGTTAACTCACCAAATCTAGCAACAGCTTTGGTACCTAATTTTTGACTAATGTCTTTAAGTTCGTCCTCGGACATACTATCCAAGTCCATATTTGAAAGAACATCTGTAGTACTTAATTCTTCTGTTTCTTCTGAAGTACTCTCGGTTTCTTCATTAGATACAGCTTCTTCTTGTACTACCTCTTGACCAGCATATTGCTGGGAACGTCTGTCAATAAAGTCAGACGATGTTATGTTATCCACTGAATTTGTTTCTGGCTCAGAGTTACCAGTATTGATTTCATCATTCATAATTTGTCCACTCCTTTACGGCTGGAGAGATGCCGATAAAATTATTATAACACTACTTACAAGTGTCCTTTAAGCCTTTCCATGTGTTTAAGCTGCAACCCATTCCAATCTGTCATTTGTAGTATTTGATCATAGCACAAAATCATTCCAGAAATTTGTTGCATCTCTTCTGTCTGTGCTTTGTGCAAGTTAGATATAGCTTCTTCTCGTAATGTATAAATGGTTTCAACAAATCTTGCAAAAGATTCGTGCTGATGTAGTGTCTTTATATCTTCTTCGTACGTCATTACTGCTCCATATTTTGTGTATTAACTTGTCCCATTTGTGCTGGGTTTGTTCCTATTCTACCTATTTGTGCATTTTGTTGTTGCTGTATCATAAATTGATATTGTGCTGTGTACTTTTGCAAACGTTGTGCAAATGCTGGGTCACTCTGTACCTTTTGTGCAATATCAGGTTGTTGTACATATTGTTGTATTATTTGCAAAGCAGTACCTGACCCTGTAGGACGTGCTGGCATTTCTATACCGGCAAAAATCTTTGCTAGGTCATCAGTTACTTCTTTGGATACTTGATCTTGTGCATCTTCAATAGGTTGTAAAATAGAATCAGCTAATACAGGATCAATAGCACTAGCCATTGCATCCAATAATGCAGTTGAATTTATACGTCCGTTTCGATCCATTTGTGTTAAATTCATAATTTGTTGTAGTTTTGCTTCTTGTAAAACTTTATCTGAATTTAAAACATCGTAATTAATTATAATATCGAAATCTTCGTTTGGGTTACCTTTGTTAAAATTAACAGGATCCGGTGCACCAGTTACCCTAAAGTAAATACTGTCCGGTCCAAACCTTTGAAAACATCTAAAGCACTGCTTCAATACTTCTGCACTGTGCTGTAAATATTTATCCACTAAAAATTGTTTACGTACTATACTATTTTGATCTTCGTCTAACCCCACGAGTCTATCTGCCTGTAACAACATAGTACCTTCCATCTCTGCAGAACCTTCGTTGTATCTTGGGAAGTCAGCAAAGTGGTAATCATCCTTACGTCTGTACGGAATACGTCTTCCTGGTCCCCAGTCACTTGGTGCCTGTCCAATAGGATGTAGTAAAGGAGGCATAGTAGCTATGCTATTCCTGTCTATTCTTGAGTCTCTTTCTACTTTAACTTGATTTTGTAAGCCACGTAACAGATCAGGAATAGTCATAGTATCGTAAAGACGTTTACTATCTTCAGATAATTTAGTTACAACTACGGGGTAATCCTCGTATCCGTTTAATAATTCAAACTTAGCATACCCTTGGGCAAACTCGTTTCCAGTAAATTCTTTATGAAATATAGTTTCGTATATACCTTCGGATCCATCCTCTGGATCTACTAATCTTTGATACCCGTGTACTAATTCTATTAATTCATTTGCTTCGTATGCATTATCTGACAAACGTGAACTTCTACGTCCCTCTTGTTCTGTTTCGATAGAATCAATATTTACTCCTGTGTATCTTTCACAAACGTAATTAACAAAGTCTGCATCCCAGTCATCTGTTACAATTTTATTTTGTAACTCTTGCTTTGTATAATATGTTTTCCAAAAACAATACGGTGCACGTTGTGGATCCGTTACGTACGATGGAAAGAAGAAGTCACCATCGGGTGCAAGTGTTTTGACATCGGGGCAGTTTACTTGTCTTCGTACCATAGGCACCTCTGCTTCTCCGAACTCTCTAAGATCTGCTAATGCTTTTCCTGCACGTCTTTCGTTTACTCCGGGCATAGCTTGTATCATTATAGCTATGATTTCATCATCCGTTGACCCTTCATTGATAGCTTGTACTAATTCAGGTGCAACCTGTGCCATCTGATTTAAATCTAACTTTTGTAAAAACGTACGATCTTCTCGGAGCCAACCTACGTATGTAATCAACAATCCTCGTTCTAAAAGATAGTTTGCTCCTAGTTCCATTTCTTTTTTAAACCTAGGAATATATCCAGAGGAAACCATCCACTTTAAAAAATTTGTAACTATGTTTGCTCTAGGTATATCATTTACATTTACAGGAAATGCTTTTATGTTGGAACGATTTAATGCATTGATAAATAAACTTACTAAACGTGTTATACGTTCGTCTATAACATGGGACTCAACATCGGATGCACCTTCCCAAGGGAATGCATCTGCTCCATGTTTTCTATGGTCTCGGCTTTTGCCATTCCAAAAGTTACGTCTTTCATCGTAAGATGTACGACATAGATCAAAGTAGGATTCAAGCTCCATTACGGTTTGATCGTATGCATATCTTAATGTTTGTACATCAGGTGTGTTGCCTACGTACGTTAGGGCTTCAGAAATATTTTCGTTTTCCATTTTGTTTTGTTATATTGTAACAGATAGATCAAGACATCTTAGTTCTTCTGAACTCATATGTGGGCTCATCTCCTTTGTTGTTGGCCTCTATATGTATTACTTTACCGAGTAATCCCTTAGAAAAACGTAGTGGTACTTTGACCGGTACTTTTTTTCCTAACTCTTTTATGTGTGCCAAAACATATCTTGGATTAGGAGCTAGTTGCATAACTTTACCCCTGTACAGT